CTGGGGCCGGGTGGGTGAACTATCCTACCAGCGCAGCAAGCGCTCCTTGCGGCTCTTTCCTGACGGTCACTAGAACATTTAGTCAAACCAAGAGTCATCCTTAGTCTCTTCAGGGATCTTTTCCATGGTGATCTCTTTGGTTTCTAGCGTGTTGGACTTATCTAATTTCTTGTGAAACTTAGTCAGGAGTTCTTCGGGGATTTCATCGAAGAACTGGAGAAGCTTCTCTTTCTTCTCTTTGAGGGCGTTCTTGAGCATTGTGGACACGGAGAATGGATTAACTTGAGTGACAACTAGGGTCGATGCAATGGCAGTACCTGCCATGCTAAGACCAGTCATGGTCACCCAAGCGCCCATGGAATCAATTTTTATAACAATGTCTGTGGAGGCCTGGGACTGACCTGCAGATGTGATGGCAGGTACATTGTCAGAATTATAAAAAGATCCTCCAGAAGATCGGAAAATTGAAACATTGCTACAATTGGTCAGCGTGCTGAAGAACATTGGGGATACAGTACCAGAGGTGCTGGAGTCATGGAATAGTGTGAACAAGAAGTATCCATTACCGAGCCAATCGGGGAAATAGTATCGATTAGAGACCGGGTCTAAATATCCACCAAGGGAGAATCCTGGTTGTGGGTAGATCGGGGTTGTACCAGTGCCAAATGGTTTGAAGGAAGGTGTTGTTTGGCCACCATTCGTGTAGAAATAATCAGTTCTGACATCACCTCCAATACCACCAGTAGGCAGTTTTGGATTAGAGAACATCACCTTATACTCTACGTACAACTCACCGGAGGCGACTGAATTGGCGGGGACACTAAAAGAGAAAGTCACTTTGCCAGGATATATGAAGAAAACATCACTATTGGTGTCTTGGTCAGGATTCTTCACATAATAGAGAGGTAGCTCTTGGCCACTGGGGTCACCAGCGCCTCGGCGTTTAGAGTCAGCGCGCTTACACTCAAATCCATGATCGAAATGGTCAGTGGCTCTGAATATAGACACGTTGTCTCTGTTGAAGAGTTCTTGTTTGTTATTGGCTACAGTCTCTCTAGGATCGTAGAAGTTGTTGACGATAATCTCAGCATACGCGACATTGCCAGCGGTACTTACAGGGGTGGTTGATCGGAACTTGAAAACAAGCTGCTGGTACATGTATCTGTCGTAATACTGTGCTTGCCCATATAGCCAGGGATGTAGACGTGAGTTTCCAGGATTCAAGTCATAAGTGACTTGATAAAACCCAGCAGAGTTGTAGCTTACGGGGCCAAGGTATTCCTCGTGGGAAATAACGTTGCGGACACTTTTACTGGCTCCGTTTACAAGAGCGCCGGCAGCAGCGCCATCCATTATGGTGTAATTACCATCACCTTTAGTTCCCTTGAGGAACTTCCTACCAGAGCGTCCGAGGGCTTCGCCCATCATAGCCCCGGCAGGACCGGCAATAGTAGCACCTAATGTCTGGCCCAGTGCGGGGAGGCTCTCGGCCACAAAATTAGTCACTCGATTAAGCTTCTTCTTCTTGCGTTTCTGAGTCTTTTCACGAGCGACTGCATCTATGAGCTTGGCTTCTTCTTTGATCTCTTGCTTCTTCTTCTTGGGGACATAAATGGCTACTTCGCCTTGTTTAGGCTTCCTCTGTTTGTGTGTCTTGTTAGATTCCATCAAATAGAGATTTATAAAGAAAAGTTATTGATAGCTGGAGGGGTTACTCCAAGAACGGCTGCTTGTGGCGGTCATTCTCGAGCTCTCAAATAATTCCATGGAGTGAGCAATTCCAAGGAATGGGGACACGGTGGTAAACTACTAAGTACCAATAACATAACGCTCAGGGAGATGAACTCCATCTGAGATGTCATTTAGGTCAGGAATGACCATGGTGCTATTGTAGTTGTGCTCAAAATATTCAATGGGCATGTTAGTCAGGTACCACCATATCTTATCTGAAACTCGCTTACTGTGTGAGCTGTGGGTGATTTTGTCCATCAGCTCCTCTGTCATCTTGATCTTATATGGACCGGGGATCACCGATGCCAGTGAGTTAAGGCGATCATAGCTAGCTGTCGTGTAAAGGGAGAAATTAACTGCTATATTATGCTGGTGTCTGGTGAGTAAGGAACGAGTGCTCATAAAGTTGCTCATGATGCGGACACGGTCAGGCTTGCGAACAAGGCTGACACCATCTTCATCGAGAAGAACAACTTTTGATAAAAATTCACCAACACAATCAGATGCCTTATAAGTCTTGACCACTTGCGCCAATCCAAATTTGGTGGGTAAAATAGGTTCATCAGTGGCAAAGACTTTTCTCATTTCAGCGGTGGCCTGTTCATAGTATGCGCGTTCGATAAACAATAGAATATCATCTCCGGCAACAAATAGGCGATATGCCTCCTTTGGTATGTTTCTTAGGGCATATTTGATCATGAGTATACTTCGCCAAGTGTTACCAAGAGTGGTTCTATGGGGGAGTCCAGAAAATGTTGTCTCTTTTACTCTCCCCTGGAGACCAGGGTATAAGCCTCCCTTCAGGCTCACCGTGAATCGATACATTATTTTGTCCCATTGCTCTTCTATTTGGGGTATAAAGGACGCGTATTCAGTGTCAATGAATACGTCAGCAATTAGGGACTTAAATGCTCCGTCAATAGCTTTAATGAGAGGGTAACGGGCATGTGAATCATAACTGCTAAAGTCAAGTGACAATGCTACGGGGTCATGAAGTTCCTTAACAGTTTCGAGTTTCAGATCCAGTTCAGCAGGGGTATAACCCTGGATGAAAGCTGGCTCAATTAATTTCGAATGTGTCATAATATTCTTATTTGCCATCCCCAGTAAGGCTCTGAGTTCAAAAGATGGCTCCCATAGTTGCCTAGGTTTACATTTCCTGGGCTGGGTCTCATCGCCTTTCTGTTGGGCATTAAGAACACTACGTATTCGCAGATTCTCGCGGAAGTATTCTAGTCCTCTACTGTATTGGGCACGCTTGGAGGGTTTGAGCCCTTCTAAGTATTGCTGCATACTAATTGTGCCGTTGATGTGGAGGGAGGACCTTAATTCCTCCACAATCTGCTTCATTGGGAGCCAATTTAAAAATCCTTCATAACGTCGGGGTCCTCTCTAAGGAGAGTTCCAAACTGACGATTATTCAGGGAATTTAATAAATTGACATCACACAATTCAGCAATTTGAGGTCGGTGGTCACCGAACTCATCCACTGTGGCAAACTTAGTTTGAACATAATTGTTTTCCTTCTTTTGCCACTCGAGATCGACCTTAGCCTGCTCAACATACTTCGATAAGGGGATTTCAGAAGTGTATTCAACAGCTGAGTTGGGATGAAGGTTAATCTCATCAGCCACGTGACGCTTAACCGGCTCAGGAATAAGATCATCATAGTACTTGAGGGAGCGAGATATTCTCAGACTCTCCAAGTACTCATATGTGCTAGTCTGTTGGCGCTTGTGGATGACCTCGACCCTTCCGTAGCCCTTGCGCTTACCAAGGAGTGTGTCGATGTGTTTCTGGAAGGTGGTGTGGTATCCCCAGTTATAAAAGTGGCTTTTCTTATTGAAATATTCGTAAGTGCTATCAGCTAGTCTTTTGTACCAGGGCTCCTGAGGCGGGAGTATAATGTTGTCTATTACTCGCTGCTTGAGAGCATCTGTGATGGAAGGGCGTTGTGATTCAGCTAGGACACGGCGGGCTTCACTCTCGAAGCCTTTGATTTGGGATGCAATAGCATCACCCTTCTGCTTGTATATGTCATCGAGGCTCTTCGTAACGTGCAGCGCAACTTGGGCAGCTCCTTCATTCCTCGCGTCACTTATTTGATTGAGATACCAGCGGACGATTTTGTATCCAGCAAACGCTGCAGCTAAAAGACAGGCCGCCAAATTAATTCGACGAACCCATTTGAAACCAGCAGCATACTTGTCTGGCCTAAAGTAAACGGGGAACAAGCCTAGGAGATTTCTGGGTATGTAAACGATGTGAGGATTAGCAACATAGAGGTTTGGTACTATTGTCCACGCAGGGCAAGACTCGATCTGATCGACATAAGTGCGGACTAAACTAGTGTGGTTCTTTATGCAGATCTCGAGTCTCTCAGCGACTTTAAGAGGAATCATTTCATACTCATAAGGGGAGAATGTATAACGACTCCTAAGTTGACCATACAGGGCTGCTAGTGTAGTCTCGACTGCTGAAAGAGAGCCCTTGGCTAGTTTGGCGATCAAATAAGTATCTATGGTCTTGTCTAAGTCACTGAGGTCAGGGGCAGTGTAGACAGTTCTACGAATAAGAGTAACTTGCTTAAAGACCTTGACAACATCGGTGGGGACGGAATAAGCAGTTACTGCCAAATTATAACTGAGTGAACCAGCATTAATAAAGCCAGTTGAATCAGTTATCTTGGCGTATATGTCGCCTCCTGAGCCTAATTTGTAATGGCCAACAGCTCCTTGAATATGAGTGGGTCGCAACACTCTGAGCATGTTAGCAAAGTCATCGGCATGAAAATCTTCATCCTCAATTGGGTGTGCTCTTTTAGTGGGGATGCCGTCCACGGGCTTTGAAGAGGACTTGATGGTGTCCAAATTGGGGGCATCTGCTTCTTCTGAATCACCATCAGGGATAAGGTCATCCTTGCTCGAAGTGGACTTCTTCTTGGTTCCGTCATCCGTGCGAATCTCTCGGGGCTTGTCTTCCTTGAGCGCCTGGGCCTTGGTTGCTTGTTGCGTGGTCATGTGCAGCTCATAGTGGCCATTTCCAAAAGCAATGTGATATTTCTTATTCAGCTTACCAACCTTGGCGAGGGGATGGTCTCCAAGAGTAAGGATTTCACAATCAATGTGGTGGTCCTTTAGGATATGGCAAAGCTCATATGGGAGAAGGGCAGTGGGGTTTGCTTTATGGAAATCTATTACGGGCTTTGGGGTATGGGTAGTCGCAAGCTTAGATCGGTTTCGGTAGACGACGTACGTGGCATAATGTCGGTGGTATCCTGTGCCTGGCTTTAGCTGCTTAACAATGTTCTCTGCATCGGTGTGCAAAGGCATCAGGAGTGGTGTGGTAGCAGCATATGGAGTGAGGAGCATGAAATGACTGTCGCTCTTTGCCTGAATAAAAATTACAAAGATCTTGTCACCAGCATAGAGTCTTCGGACTTGGTCAAGGTGGCGCTCGAGTGTCACTTCTACAATAGGAATGTCATTGTCTTGACAGAACCGCTCCATAGTTCCATAGGTCATGCCTTGAGGCCATTCTTTTTCGCCGACTTCCTTTTCAACATAACCATAATAATCATCAGCGCTGACCTTGTTGGCAAGCCAGTTTTCGGCCATCCATTGAACATATGCTCCACAAGTCTTGAGGCGGACGTTGGTTGTAAAGCCATAAAAGCTTTCCTTGGCGATGGTTATATATCCGAAACCTGCGCCACGACCTTCAATAATGGGACGATATTCAATGGTGGTGATGGGGTCGTCTCGGCCATATCCGATCTTGAGAGATTTGCTTGGTTTTGTCCACTTGAGGTAAGTGGGGAATGTCATGTCTTTGACCATCTCCTTGCTGAATACGCCCTCTGAGGGGAGCTTACGGGAGCTGAGGAGGAATGGTCCATATTCGCCATTAACATTGCATACCACGTAAGTGCCAGGGTATTCTCTCAATAAGCCCTTCCACCTGCTGTAGTCATAGACAGGAACAGCATTACGGTAAAGCTTAATGAGGTGGTGGATGCCAATGCTAATCTTGGTGCTCTTCACAAAACACTTCTCGAGCCAGTTAAGGGCAACTAGTGAGAACAGCCAAGCCTGACTTTGATACCCATCGGCTTCGAACCTGAGAATGTTCCAGTTCTTGGCGTGAAGTTGTCGTTGTTTAGTGGTTGGATGAAGTCTAAAAGCATCACCGTCCCAAACAATCGAACTATGGCCGTAGGTAAAATCGTCAACTTTAATATTGACTTCGTGAGATTTAGTCAGGGAAGACACGAATTCCATTTCCAGGATTTCTTGGAGGTCAGCTCTTGAGATGACCCTTTCCCCACCAATCATGCAGTCGCGAGGCATCAAATAGTCGGGGTTAACGCCAACTTGTAGGTCACATATAGTTCGTGAAGGATTGGTTTCGTTGGCGGTAATACCGATGCAATGATTGATTCCTGGAATATCAGTAGGAACCGCGACCCAATACACTCGATTGGGCCTGAGGTTCTCAGACAGTAGTAGACCAACATGGTGCAGGGTACGATCCTCACTACTGTACAAATGAAGGTTGCCGGGCTTGCTAATCAACGAAGGTTTCATGCCCAAGAAGCAACGCTTAGGCTCATCATAGATTACTCTATACCACCTTTTATTCGAGCTGAAGTGGTTAACAGGATACACAGTGGAGCCAAGGGGGCCCAAGAAAGTTTGGGCATCATCTGTGTCCTTAGTCATCCTAACAAGTCGACTTAGTATGCTTGTTGTCTGATACCGGATGACATCATAATCTATGGAGCAGTGCTTCACCTTCTCAATGATAACAGCTATGTCCTCATCTCCATATGACTCTAGACGAGAGGTTCGAACTCGACCTAGAATGTCACAGGATTGAAGATCTCTATAGGTGAAGCGATAACCATTATTCTCCTTCAACTCCCTATGCCCAGTATGCTTGTCGTGGCAGAGTTTGAACATTGGGGAGTGCGTGAGATCGGCAATGCTAACAAGCTCGTCAGTGGGTTCGGGGATGGACGATTCCTTGTATATATGCCTGGCGATGCTCAGAACTGAGAGCTGCGGGCGAGAGAAATAATGGTTCGTATTATTACTGACATTAATGTCAGCATTTGAGGGGAAGTTCAATGTCTTCTCTTCCTCTTCAGCCTTCAAATGGCCTAGACTAAGGCTGACGTCTAGGTCACCACTGTTGGAGTCGTGAACTCGGTAGTTGGAGTTAATGCTACAAGAGTCTTGATGAAGCGACTCAGGGCAACTTAATTCCCGCTCACGGACGGGCTCGACAATCTCACGTTGCTCATGAGAAGCGAGGGTCTGTTTTGGTAACTGTTGTTCCATAACATTGCTCGGTTTAACTAGGAGAAGGGGAGAGCCGAGAT